GGTAAATATAAATGGGATATCACAGATTGGGCTATTATAGATTTAGCTGATAGACAAAGTCATAAATGTGATGTTTGTAAAAAAAATGCGACTTGGATGCAAGGAGGTAAAGAAGATAAATATTATTGCAAAGTACATTCTAAAAATTTATTAACAACACCATTTGCTTATGATGATTATTTTAAAACTTTAGATAAAAAACAAATAAATGGTTGTAGTTATGTTTTAAGTAATGAAAGTAAATGTGACAAGAATTGTTTAATCAAGGATTTAAGTGGTAATAATTTTTGCGGTACTCATGCAAAGAGTATCTATAAAAAAATGACCGCAGATATGAAACTTAAGAAAATTAAAAAAACTTGTGTAGCTAACCTTGACTTTGACGACACCCGTCTCAAATTAGTTATGGAATTAGAAGCTAGAAAACATTTATTAGATGCCAAAGTGGTTGTAATAGAAAATCAACCATCTTTTAAAAATCCTAGAATGAAAAGTATTTCAGGAATTATTTATGATTATTACATGATTAGAGGAATGGTAGATAAAGCAATTACAAAATCAAATATTGAAAAAGTAAAATTTATGTCTCCGTCTAATAAAATTAAATTAGCTTCAGATGGTGAAACTCAACAAATTGTAAAATTAAAAGCTGATTCAGAAGATTCTAAGGCTTATAAATTAACTAAAAGTTTGGCTGTTAAGTATACACAGGAAATGGTTAAGCATCTACCTTTTTGGTTAAATGATTTCAACTCTCATAAGAAGAAGGATGATTTAGCCGATGCATTTTTACAAGGTGCATATTATTTTGAAATGAATATAAAGTTAGATGATAAAGAAAAAGTTTATACAAAAAAAGAAAAGCCAATTAAAACTATAGATAAAGAAGAAAAACATATAGAAGTTTCTGAACCAATTAAAAAAGTAAAAAAATCAAAACCAATTATATCAAAACCATTAATATCTATTAATGTTGAAGAAAATATTATAAATGTAGATAATAAATTAAAGGTTGATATTGAAATCTAAATAACTTTCTTACATTTTTGAAAAGTTTTAATAAATGATTTGGAATTTAAATTAGAAGCTGCAAGTTCTAAATTATTAACGAAAGCTGTATGATTTATTTCATTAGAATCAACAGATGATGTCTCGAAAATAAATACAGGATAAGATTTCTTATCTTTTTCTTTATAATAATCATATACTAATGAATATTGATGAGTAATATTAACTAAAATATTTTCAAGTAATTTAATAGTATTTGATACACCGCCATTTGAAATGATACCAATAATTGATATTAATTTATGAGTTTTTTCTGAAGTTAATTGATTTAAACTTTCTTTAAATTTTTCATGAAAAATTAAATCCTCTTCAAATACAGTTTCCAACATATCTATTTCTTGAATACAATAGTCTAATAGAGTTGGTAATTCATCTAATTCATATTCTTCTATTCTTTTCAAATCAATTTTATAAAATATTTTTTTCCATATATCATTAAAAACTGGAATTACTTCATCAATAGTAAAACCACTATTCATTTCAAATATAATTTTTTTTACTAATGAAACTAATGATTTATTTTTCTTAAATTTATCATCATTCTTATCTTTTTCATCCATATAAGTTAATGAAATTTGCACAGTATCATCTGAAAAATTAATATTATCAACTCTTGCTATAATATCTCTATTTAATGGAACAATATTATTCCAACTAGTTACTCTTTTTTTTTTAGTAGCATCTTCAAAACGAAGAAATGCATTAACTGGATATTCTACTAATCTTCCTTGAAAATTACTACCTTCTTCACTTATTTCAGTAAGTACTACTAAAACAAGTTCATTATCTTGTGGTTTTTGATTTGCATAAAACGGTATTGTTAAATTTGACATATAAATATACATTAATTATTATAATTTATATTTATCAATTTTTTTTATATTTTTATATAATGGAATTATCATCTAAAAATATTAGGTCATATCTTAAAAGTGATGAAAAACAATTTAAAATTTTTGATATTAAATATAGTAAAGAAGAACAAGATGCTATAGATACTCTTAATTTGAATACAGATAAAATATATGAATTTATACATTTTAGTACCTATAATAATTTAGATAATTTAGAAAACTTTATCGGTGAAATTGGTGATAATACCAAAGATAAAGTAATAATAATTTCAAATCTGATAAAGAAAATTATTAAAATTGTAATGAAAGGTTATAATAAGAAAGATTATTTTTTAATTATTAAAACTTTTCCACCTACGGACGAATTTGATATTCCTAGATGGCATTGCGATGGTAGACAAAAAGGATTTGAAACCAGAGATGATATTTCAAAATTTGCAACAGTATTTAAAGGTCCAGGGACACTTTTTATTAAAACTACTCCTGAAGAAAGAAAATCATTTATTGAAATAGAAAAAAATTGGGCAAATACTATTGAATATAGAAAAAAAATGGAGGGAGAGATAAAAGGTTCTCGTATTCAACTAGAAAACAATCAAGGAGCAATATTTATAGCTGAAACAATTGAAGATAAATTTAATTGTGGAATACATTCAGAACCTGTTATAAATGAAACTAGGTTATTTTTATCTATACTTCCTGGAAGTAAAAAAGAAATAACCGAAACAATGGAAATTTATAAAAAAAGGGATAATATTATCTTAAAAGGTGGTAATATTAAATTAAAAAAAAGTAGCGATTTTAAGAAAAAATATTTAAAATATAAAAGAAAATATTTAGAATTAAAAAGAAAAGTATAATTATTTAGCAACTGTAACATATAATTATTTAGCATCTGTAACATATAATTATTAAATACATGTAACATATAATTATTTAGCAATAGCCTCAAATTTTTTGGTCTTTCTTACTAAACCCATAGTCTTTTCTAAATTAAAATTATTTGATTCAATTGGTTTATTTCTTTTTAAAACCAAATCACCATCGTAAATATTTTCTAATTTATTCGCCATCATATTATTGTTATTTGATTTTTTATACGACTCTTCAATTTGTAATTGTCTGGTAATAAGAGGAGGATGTAATACTAAATAATCTTTATTATTATACTCAAATAATTTTCTAAATTCATTAATATTTAATAAACCACCAAAATCTTCTAACATTAACCACGAAGGAGCTGGTACTATTTCTTTAAATTCACCATATGTTTTAAAATACATTAAATTTAATAATGATTCTCTCTTCCATGTAGCAGAATCATTAATATCAATATTAAATGATTTAGCACAATTCCATGAACAAAAATTACCTGTGCAATAAAATGTTAAATTGAAATAATCTTCAGGTAGTTCTACCGATGGAGTATCAAATGTATGTTTACACCATAAACACTTTGTTCCTTGTTTAAATTTAATATTATGTACATTTACTTTATTTACACTCTTGCCTAACATAAATATCTTTTCTGTTTCCATTAACTTTTGATTAATTTGTTTTAATAATTGTTCTTCTCCAATTGGATTATTAATTACTACTTTCGGTTGTTTCAATAAATCTTTTTCTGATTTTATAAATATTTTATTCTGTGAACAACTATCATCATTAGACACATTTACAACATCGTCTAATGAAATAGGTAAATGTACAATAATTGGTTCTTCTTCTGAGTTTATTTCTACTTCAGAAGCTTTATTTTCTGGTATTTTATTTTTTGGTTTCCTGCCTCTCTTTTTTAAAACTATAATATTATCTTGTTTTTCTGACATTTAATTAATATGTTAATCTTTCTTTAAATTTATTTTTATAAATATTTAAAGGAAGAATATTTGAAGAATATGTTTAGACGTTTATAGAAATAGAGGGAATAGAAATAACTTTCTTACCTTTCTTTCCCCGTTTAGATTCTGATAAATTCATATCAGATACTAATCTATCATTATTTGATGTTGAATCATTTGTATCTGTATGACTTGCTGCTAGATTCTGATTTCTAATTCTATTTAATATTTCGTGAACATTACCAGGTGCTCTTATTTCTGGTACTCCTCCTGGTAATATTTTATCACGACTTTGATTTGCAGCTTCTGGTTGCATCATTGTAGGATTTGGTAAAGGCATGTTAGGTGGATTCATATAAGAATTATTTTGTTTAGGTGTTTGCATGAAAGACATTGGTTGTGGTGACATATTCATGGCTGGTGTAGCAGTTCTATTTTGTTGTTTTTGTTTTAACTCCTTTTCTTTTTGTTGAATCAATTCTCTTTGTTTTATAATACTGATTTCTTGTTCAGTCATAAATTGTGATTTTGGTTTTTGGGGATTTAATAATTTACTTATTAGTTCTGGATTTCTACTAATAGCAGCTTCTAATCCTGGAATAGATGATTGTGATTTAGAAAAATGGTAAGCACTACCCGATGCCACTAATAATAATAATAATTTAATTTCAGGAGGCATCGATTTACCTGTACCCTTATATTTTTCATATAATTCTTCTAATACATCATCATATGAATCTACTTCAACAGACATATGTTCTCCCCAACCTTCTAAATGAAAATCAAAAGGATCATATTTTTCATTTAAAAATTCCATAATTGATACACCATTTAATAGAATGTTTTTATATACTTTGATACCATTTCTCTTATCTACAAAACTTTTTAATAATTCAAATTCATATTCCATTTCTTCTAAAGATGAATTAAAATCATATTCTTTTGTTAAAGAAAATCCTTTTGATTTAATCTCTGATAATTTTCTTAATAATTCAATTTTCTTCATTCTAGTTTCTTGAGGCGTTAATTGTTTTGGTACATTTGCTGTTGATATAATAGATGGTGAACTAAAAGGTTTATGTGCAGATGCAGGTGTAAATGTTTTAGGTGGAGAATTTGGAACTGTACCAAAATTTACTGTTTCATATCTATTTCTTGATTTTGAACTATTTTCTGATTTCTTACTCTTTTTAGATGTATCAGTATCTGTTGAATCCGATGTAGAATGATGTTTTTTAACAGAAGAAGTTCTTTTAGAAGAATCAGAACTAGATTCAGAATGTGCAATATCAGATGATGAAGATTGTTCTACTTTATCAGCTACAGTTTTATTTTGATTAGCTAACATATTAAAATAATAATCTGTATCTGAACTTTTTTTTGTTTCTGATTTGTTTTCTATTTTTCCATTGTTATCATAATAGTTTACTTTTATTTCAGATGATGTATCAGAATCAGGCATATTATATTATTATATAATTAACTTTTCTTTAAATTAACGCACAACAATTATTCATTAGATATTTTTTCAATGC